TTATACTTGTCACTATACAAACCAGCTTCTTGAGCATATATGTTGTCTATGTAAGTTAACGCATTATCTCGCAATTCGCTGAACAGACAATACGGTAAGAAATGTTTCTTATGTTTCTCCCAATCCATAGGCGAATTAAATGCAACATTGTTTAGATAGTCTTCACACATATGATGAACTTTAGTACCACGATTTGCGGCTGTTCTTGATATGTGATTAGCAACATCGTTACCTACACGTTTACGCCATTGTGCTAGTCCTTTCTTATTACGAACTGATAGAACAGTTGTAATCGATGGGTATTTGTTACCCTCTGGTGTTTTGTATAGACGTATGCCGTCTGTATTTGTTGCGGTTATAGGTTGCAACTCCACTGGTTCATGATTATACATTATTATATTGCTCTCATTCTCTCCACTAATCTATTTGCTCGGTTGGTTACTTGTCGATACCATCTGCTGTCTACCATCTCGTCAGCAGCTGCGTTCCAATCTTTTGCGTCCACACCACGTTTCATTCCTTTAAATTTACTCAAACGAGTTCTACCCATATTGAACATCATGTTCGCAATTATCTGTTGAACTTCTTCTGGTAAATCGTAAAAATCTGGATATAAAGTAATGCAGTCTATCAATACTGATTCACAATCTAATTTAAAAACTTCGACAACTCTGGACTCACTGACGGTTGTGCCAACTGGACGACCGTATTCGGGATCGGTTTCCAATACCAAATGGCCCACGCCAAAAGTAGCGTAACCAAGATGATCATTATATATTTCATATTTGACTCCTTCGTCAATTTCTAACTGTCTTCTAAGAGACTCTAAATTCATTTTTCAAACCTTTTGTTAAATGCTTTACATTCAAAGATACACCAACCCCAAAGAGTTAATATTATTCCCATCATAACCCAAAAAAATGTTCCCATCACTCAGGCACTGAATCACAACATGTGCAGGGTTTGTCTTCTGTGCATTCGCATGGGTCACATTGACAAAGTGGATTGTTACAATTTATTTCTAACATAGGATATATTCCTTTCTTGTATGGTTTATTCTCAGTATACCATTTATATGGTTTACTCGCTTCCAAAACCAAGTCTAATTTTATTAATGAGATAGCTCCGAACAAATCCTGACCGAACAATATCTCCAATAGTAAATTCTACACAATTAAATTCTTCCATCTCATCTAGTATTCTAAAGAAATCGTGTAGACCATTTCTTTCGTTTTGTTTTTGTAAATCTGACTGATCAAAATCACCACAGAATACAATCTTTGCATCTTGGCCAATTCTGGTCGTGATAGTATCCAGCTCATGAAAATTCATATTCTGACACTCATCTACTATAACAATTGCATTGTCCATTGTCAACCCCCTTAGAAAAGAAGTTGATAAAAAGTGTAACGAACTCTGACCTTTTAACCTATCGTATAGATTGTTAAATGCTTGTTCGTTAGGTTGTTCGAACATAAACTGCACCATGTTCTGATATGGTATTTGATACAGTGCAGACTTATCATCTTCATCGCCTGGCAAAAATCCAATCTCTCTTGTTGGTATAAGTGAACGAACCAATACAACTCTTTCGTATGGTGTCTGCAAATCCATCACATCTTGCAATGCGAGATACATCGCACAGAATGTTTTACCTGTACCAGCAGCTCCATAAAGAAATTGGTTTTGACCTTTCTTCCAAGATTCAAAAACAATTTTCTGGTTGTCTGTAATGGGTTTTATTGTTACAAGATTGCTAGCGTTTATTTCTTTAGTTTTTTTTGTACTTGCCATTTTATATCCTAATTAAAAAGATGAGGGAGGCCGACAATCGTTGCAAGTTCGGCAAGAGGGTATCGACCCCCCTCTGGTGCATAGGCGGATTGACTTCCAAGCTTCCATAACGCCGTGCGTCTGTGCTGAAGTGTGATTTCTCGCCTGCACCATTACTATTTATAATCTATTTTGTTAACCTGTTAAGAACACCATGTTTTTTGAGAACTTCTCTTGTTTTAACATCTTTAATTGATTTAGTTGAACCACCATATCTATCTGCAAGTGGAGAGCCAGGATTTGAATGTGCAATCTGTTCTAACCTTTCATTCATACCACCATCAATCTTTTTTGCTGTGGCGCTGATATGGTCACCAACAAAAGCCACTAGCACTGGTCTTTGTTTAATATGAGGGTTATCTAATTTATATTGATCAAGTTCAGAAATTTTCATGAATCCTTCAAATTCTTCTTCAGTCTTTTCATTATAAAAATTATATGTTGGCATTAAAGTCAATCTCCGATTGTGATTCTTTTATTAATTTCTTTAAATTATTATTTTCACTAGATAATTCTTTTATTCGAATGTAAGCATTGTACAGCTGTAATTGCATACTTGCTACTTCTTTTTGCCAAACCTCTTCATACTTCATTATTGAACCACTCTGGTATTGCTCTACTTTTCCATTTTGCAAAGCTTGATTTTTCTAGTATATAGTAATTTTGATACGCAAGAACGGCATCGTTACCTTTACAATAATCAGGCATACACTGAGGTGGATCAATAAAATCATTGTGAGGAATGTTTGTTGGCAAATCCTTGAGAAAATTTATATAACCTTCACACGCATGTTCTTTACCATAACGATGTGTATATTCTGCAAGTAGTTTAATCCACAAAGAATATATCCATTTGTAATTTGTTTTAGATTCCCGAACCCATAGGTTTGAAGGGTGATTGACATGTGATGCTTTCATTAGACTATCTTCCATTACTTTGTCTTCTAATTTCCAGCGTTTAATCTTTCTCCCATTCTTGGTTAGACCATAATATTGAGCACCGTCAAGTACACGATGAGCTGTTGACATAAGTTGAGCATACTCAATCACCATTTTACAAACATGTTTATCACAGTGCATTTGAGCTGCAATCTTAGGGTTGTTATCTAAATAAAATATATTCATTACTTCACTTTTTTATCATTTAATAGTAACATTCTACCAAGCTTTTCATCATTTGTCAATACCCTTTCTGTTTCAATCATATCAATAATTAAAGTGGTAATGCCAACTTCCTTATCTAATTCACGAATCTTTCGTTCTAAGTTTATAAGAGTTTCCCTGTAGTAGTCTATCTCTTGTTGTTTACGAAATCTTTGCTCAATTAAATCTGCTAATGATATTATATTTTCGGACATCCTAAATTATCCATTTGCAGGGCCTGGCATTTGATGATAAACTGCATGGTCGTCTACCATGTATTCATCAGTCCAGTTGAAAGCTTCCTTAACAACATTTGCTGATAAGCCTTTATATGCTTGATGCAATAGCCCATCTTTGGCTGCGATAAGAACATCTGCTTCAGTATCATGTAAACCCTCAAGCAATTGAACAAACATTGATTCTCTTTTCATTTGACTAAGCTTAGGATTTCCACCCTCTATGTAATGATATAGTTTCCTACACTCATATGAAAGAACGCTGTGTTCTGTACCAGCAGGTGCTTCATTTCTTTTAAAAGGAACTTCTCCATCTGGTAATGCCCATGTGACTTTAGGATCAAATGATGACTTGACAACCATTCTTAATGCTGGACTGTCATACTCTTTTAATAGAGCAACCTTGTTTTGTTTTGTTTTTGCTTTAGACACTTTGTCTAAAATTTCTGATATTAATAAATCCATTCTAAAATTCTCCTATAGATTCAGTTAGAGTTTTTAACCTCGTTTTAATAAAATAGTTCAGTAGTTTACTACGGTCATTAACTGGTGATTCCTTATATATATGTAGTATCTCAGACGACAATTCTTTTGGACAACATGTTAAATCAATCAAGTTTTTATTTCTTTGATAGTTTCGTTTCACCTCATCATTAGGTAAAACATCATCAATGTTATTGTCAATCCAAGATGAAATCTTTTTAGCACCTAACGGCCGTTGTCTCAATCCATCAGTGAATGTATTATCTGGAGACAGCACGTTAGGTATGCCGTCACTGGTATCACCCTTGAAGATATGTTCTTGAAGATATGTAACAGGATTCATTCCACCTACCATTTTTTTAGTAATCGGACTATACTGTTTTACATTAGGATATTTTTGCAGTTGAATAAAATCTTTATCACCAGACAATATCATAACTTCATCAGAAGATTCTGCACTAAGAACGCCAATGATATCATCAGCCTCTGCACCATATACCTCTAGAAATTTATAGGGCATATTCTCTGAGAATTCTTTTTTGATTTTATTAAGACAACCAAAGATAGCATCCCAATCATGGTTTGATTTCTTTCTGGTAGTTCTCCGAGAAGCTTTGTACTCTGGATAATAGTCACGCCTCCAATAATGTTTGGAATCATAACACAACACCAACTCTCCAAATTCAGATTTGAATCGAGTGCGATACATGCGTAACGAATTTAAAATCATATGACGAACCATGCTGTCATCTGGTTTAGTTTCCTTAGTCATATGCAAATGCATCATAACATTTGCGACTGAAATTTGGCTCATATCAACTAAAATCATTCTTCATCATCCGAAAATATTTTGCTGGCTTGCAATAAAACTTCCAAGTCAACTTCTGTGTGCCTAGCTCCATCAGGATCAGTAATGACTTCAACAAAGGTATCTACAATATATTGTGTTGGATATTCTAAACCCATTCCTCTAAATACCATACCCTTTGCAAACTCAATTATGATACCAACATCATGTGAAAAAGTTTCATTTGATACATCAATACCATTATCATTAGACATTTGAATCATATGAACAATTAACTCTTGAGTCAAATCCTCAGCAAATTCTTTTTTTATTTCAAGTTCTGCTTCGATTTCAGATGGGAGTTTTATGCTCCGTTTTTTCCACGGGCCCTCAATAACTTCTCCACTTTTAAATTCTTCTTCCAAAAAACTATCCCTCCAATTCCATTTCAGTTGTCCACACACAACCCAAATCAGGATAATATATATTTGGAGTGCGGTTTGGTTGACCTTTTTTTGGCCCATACCAATAATAAGATAATGCAACACAACTTTGTCTTATCTTGCCCTGTTGATGTTCACCATAAAACATATCTACCCAATCACCATTCTTTAGATAACTTTGCATGTTGCGAATATATCCTTCATGGTTAGCAAGTCTTGATTCCGAACCTTTAATTTTCTGACGGACTGATGCCCGAGCAACCTTCACAAGATCCTTTTGTGTCTTAATCCACAACTTGACTTTATCAGGATGCAATTGATGGTCTTCATTTAAGTCACGTAAACTTTCATGTATATTAGTTTGACCATAATCAGGATTCTTTGCAGCTCTTATTGCTCTTGCTTTTGCAAGACGTTCAACTGCTGCAGCCTTCTGTTCATCAGTCATAGGTTTTCGTGGTTTACGAAACTTCTTTCTTACAGGGGCTTCCCATTTACTGTTGTCCGTAGTAGCATTTATTTTCTTTCGTACCATGATTTATCCTTTTGCTAAATATTGAAAAATACCATTTAGAAAAATTGCAACCGC